TGTGGTCCTGAAGGCGAGTGATGTGGCGGCCATCATCGGCCGTCACCAGTACAAGTCTCGTGAGGAGGTCTTCAACGATTACTGGAAGAAATATAGTCCAGACACTTTCACCGGCCAAACGAAAAAGGACAAGGCCCTAGAGGCTCTTGGAGCATCTGAAAGTGCCCAGAAGATCCTAGAAAGTGCCCTGGCCTACGAGGCCAAGGACTCCAAGGAAGCCGCCCAGACTTTTGAAAAGGCCAAGGCCCAAGTGAATTTGGATCCTAAATTGAGTGTCGAACAAAAGGCTGAGGTTATTGAGCACTTGCGCTCAAAGGTCTACACGACCCATGGGACGCGCTCAGAGGACAAGACGTCCGACAAGGTCGCAAAAGATACTGGGGCCCGTCTGGTTCGGGACGACGCCTTTTACAACCTGGATGTGTGTACACTGGGTCAGACCAATTTTGTAATTTGTGGCAAAATTGATCGGATCGAAGAGAAGGAGGATGGGTCTCGGGTCCTCGTGGAGATTAAGAATCGTACGAACCGCCTGTTCAGACGCGTCGTGGACTATGAGTTTATTCAGATTCAGGTCTATCTTCAGATGCTGGGTCTTGTGCATGCTCGGCTTGTAGAGCAGTACAACAACCAGGTGCTGAGTCACAATGTGGACCGTGACGAGGAGATGTGGGCCAACCAGATCATGCCGTCTCTTCGAGAGTTTTGCGCCCAACTACACTCACGATTTGGGCCGGAGCAGTAGTCACCCCCAAAATTAAATTGAAAAGCCAAGCGACACCAAGAACGCCCACAATGGTCGGCACAATTGGCAGACCGGCAAAAAAACGCTGGTGAATCAAAACGCCAACAACAAAAAGCGCCAAAAACATCAAAGGTCCTTTATCCATTGAACTTAGCGCAGGAAAAACATGGCGATGATGAACACGATGGTGATGAGCGCGGCCTGGTTGATCTTCTGGGTCACGAGGTAGGAAATGAGGGCGAGGATCAGGGCCTTCTTGACCCATGGGCCCTGGGGGTTCAGCTCCTTGCGAACCTCGACATCGGCAACTGACTCAACAGCGTACATTTAATATTAATTTACAATTTTATTCGGCAAACGTCACGTGCTTGTCCGTCCGGGTGACCCACACGCGGCCCTCCACAAAGTCATCGAAGGTCACGATGTGCGTGTCGTCCCCATCGTCCGTCTGCAGGATCCAACCCTCCCCGGGGTTGAACTCGGCCACGACGCACTCAATGAAGCGCGTCTTCTTCTTGGACTTGAGGGTCAGCGTCACCTCCTTGCCCACCAGGGACTCGAACCACTCCTCATACGTCTCGAGCTCTGACGCAATCTCGTCACGCTCCTTTGCCAGCTCCAGAACTGCCTCGATAGCCTCCATTGTACTGTTTCAACGCGGACAGTTTTTATCTGTGTACGGAGTAAGAATGAGTCTGCTCGATGTGACCATCATGTCCCTGTCGGAAATTGTCGGAGATTTCGGATTCAAAAATGTGGCGCGTTTAGGGTTCGGAAACGTCCAGGGATGGATGGCAGGTATTAGTGGTTACATAGGCGTCATCTATTATCTTATAAGAAGTCTGAGGGTCGGTAACGTCACGTATGTGAACGGTATGTGGGATGGGGTGTCTGCTGTTCTGGAAACCGCGGCTGCATTTTTCATATTCGGTGAGCGCATGAACTCATGGGTCCAATACATGGGTCTTTTGCTAATTATAGTAGGGATGTGGGTGATGAGGTCAGGAGGTATTCCCCATTAATTTTGTTTGTAAATTGAAAATGGGAAAGTACAAGAGCATTTTTCTAGAGAGCATGGTCGGTACAGGCGGTGCCCTTACGGCCATTTCAGGCGCTTTTGTGCTTGGTATGGCTTTTGGTATTCCAGGCCTCATCTTGGTGACGCGGGAAAACCAAAAGCCAAAGTCGAGCCGTAATCAGACTCTGCTTATTTTGGGCTTTATCTTAATGGCTCTGGGTGTGGCGCTGGGACTCGGGTTCAACGCGGGTGGACTCGTGGAGGGCATCACAAATCAGTTTTCAAATTAAACTTCAATGTAAAAGCTTAGCGTGACCCAAGGGTCCTGGCGGGCTCGTGCGCGCTTGAACCCCTTGCCGCGGCCCCGCGACTGCACTGCCGGTACAGACTCCTTGCGCGGCTCGTCCAGGTACGAGTCCTGGTCCATGTGGCGGTCCGAGTAGTAGTCACCCCAGTAAAACACCTCCTCCAGGTCCTCCGGACCAACCCCCTCGTTCTTGAGGAATCTGTACGTCTTTTCAATCTCCACAAAGTCGTCGATCAGTTCCCTGAAGATCCGGTTCCGCCACTTGGGCGGGAAGGACTGCGCAAACTCCTGAGCTTCCGCGAACCGCTCATCCAGCGCTTCACTGAAGACTTCTGCGCACTTGTTTTCCCAAGCATCCTCGTTCCACTCGTCCCTGACCCTGTGGAACCCCTTGAAGTAGATGGGTGCGCGGCACATAGGGCATCCGGCGCCTGTACCCTTCAAGTACCACGTCTTGATACAACCGGTACAGAAGTCGTGCCCACAGCACAACTTCTGGAAGGGACCGCACTCTCCATAGCAGACTGAGCACTCGCAACTACGTTGCTCGTCAAGCGTCACGCTCGCCATATGGTCTCTTACTGTTTTGGTGTGAAATTAGTGCCGTCCCCTTGAACCTGGCTTGGACAGCACACGTTTTTAAAGACTCTGACCGCTTGAAAAGTAAGAGATGATTTGCGCATCTATTACACTCCCACCACCCGTCAAGCCGCGCTCGGCGTTCAAGACCAACCAGCGAAACCGCAAATACTACACATTACACACAACAAAGAATGATGCGTTTACCCTGCGTGTTAATGAGCAGGCTCGAACCTCGGTCGTTGGTTTCACGGATTGGGACAATGCTATGTTTGTGGGGAAAATGCTAGAGAGTTATTTTGTTAACCAGATGGAGTGGCCATCGACTTATGAAGTGGGTGCGTTAATTTTGCCGAGTCCTCAAGGACCCGCCGATATTCTAAGGCATTTGTACATTCAGCAGTGGGACTTTGACGATCTCAAGATGACTTGTACAAAAAACTTTTTGGATATGATTTCTATAGATGATATAGTCAAGCGCAAGGCTCAAGGAGGGTACGTGTTTGCGGGCAGCGCCTATAGTTTCGAGGCGGACCCGGACTTTTACCGCGAGCGCCTAGGTGAAATTTGGCAACTTATTTCACCTATGAATGATCTAATTTAGTCTCTACGCGACTGGGACGAAGGCCTTCTTACGCAGCACCGCCTTGGCGTAAACCGCGCAAATACAAAAATGAATGTGGGGCCACTCGAGCGCCTCCATCTGCTCGAGCTTGACCCCCATGGGGTTCTTGTTGATCTCGGCTATGAGAGCACTATCACGCGTCGGATCCCCCATACCCTCTGCAACATCAATCATACGCGACAACCATTTCACGTGTGATTGATTTTGAGCATCAAATGCCTTGATGAACCTAGTTGTAACAGACATTTATGTTAAAGAATAGTTTGTTTTTAAGTGCTCACGCAACCATTCCCCCGCACGCGCCACAGAACTTCTCCGACTTGGGCTGACGGAAAAACAGCAGCCAGAGGGCGACCAGTAGCAGAATTAGAAACAGGGTGTTCTGATCGAGCTTCATACTTACTCTTCATCAACATTACTTTCCTCTGACTCGGCGTCTGAATCCTCATTTTCGTCCTCGTCAAAATCCTCCTCTTCGTCAGAGGCCATATCAGAGTCGGCATCAGAGTCCTCATACGAGTCGGACTCGTCCTCGTCTGAGGGTACATAGTCCTCGTCCGAGTCCACCTTGAGGAAGCCGTCCTCATGAGCAACAAACCCTATATCCAATTCTGAATCGGTTTTTAGGTACTCGGCAATTGAGTCATCGTCTATTTCGTATGTATCCGTTTCGTAACGCCAAATATGATCATCAGATTCGGACAGGTACCTGATGGTCAGAATGACGCCGTCCTTCTCTATAATTTTTGCGAGGAGGGCGGCTGGTTTACGGGATCCCACATCGGTCCAGACGCGTACGAGTGAAGACATTCACGCTCTGTGTAGTGGGTGACGAATGTTTTTATCTAGAAATTTACGCAAGAGCGGCGAATGGGTTGGCTGCCAGAGTGCGCTTGCCCACACGGGGGCCGCGCTTCATGCCCTTGTTCTTGCGTGGCGCACGGAACAGGCGGCCCAGAGCATATGGGCTCAGTGGGCTGACCAGGCGGGCAGCCGCCTTGCGTGGGCGGCCGACTGGGCGCTTGGGGGCATAGCCCTCCATCATTGGGCCGATGTAAGCCATGCGCTTGATGTGGTGCACGCGCACGCCTGGCGCGCGGGCGGCGTACTTGCCACGGGCGGCGCCGGCATTCTTGCGCTCCTTGCGCACCAGCTTGGGGCGGATGGGGCTGGGGATGTCCACGTTACCGTGCACATACTTGATGGCGACGGTGGAGCCCTGGGGGTTCTTGTAGTACTTGGCCTTGGGAGCGTACTTCAGGCCCTTGTCCGTCTTGACGACGTACTTGCCCTGCGCCGTCTTGTAGATGACGCGGCGCTTCACGTTGGCGAATGCCGTGGGCTTGGGGGAGCCGGCTGGGACCTTGCGACCCTTGCGGCCGAGACGGGCGCGGTAGGCACGCTTCACTGGACCGTTCATTTTGTACTATTTGTCTAGAAAATTAATATGGGATGGGGTTGGTGTTCGCCGTTCAGATAAAAATATTGGGTTCCTCCAGGAGAGGATGTCAGTGTATAAGATTACGAACAACCTAAATGGAAAAGCCTATATAGGGCAGACTATAAATTCAATACAAGAAAGGTTCAGGACGCACTGTGGGGTTTATTCCGAAGGAAAGTGCCCAGCCTTATGGTCGGCGATACAACGGCATGGAAAGGACAATTTCACAATAGAAGTTTTATGGTCAGAAGCTGGATGTACTAAAGAAGAGCTGGATAAAAAGGAAATTGAAATGATAGCAGTTCATAACACTCGTAGTCCAAATGGGTATAACCTTATGGAAGGCGGCCATAGTTCTAGGCATCATGAAGAGTCTAGGAAGAAGATATCAGACGCCAAAAAGAAGTTATGGGAGGAAAAGGGCGATGAGATCAGGGCTAAAATAAGAGAGCGTGGTGTTTCAGAAGAGACTCGCAATAGAATGTCAGAAGGGTGTATACGAAAATACCAAGAGAGACCAGAACTCAAAGAATATACTAAAAGTCGTGAAGGGACTACTCATACCGAAGAAACACGCGCCAAGATGGTCGAAGCTTGGAAACGTCGCCGAGAAAAGCCTGAATATAGTGATACGATTGAGAAAGCAAACGCATCAAAGTGTAAAAAAGTATATGTTTTCGATGAAAATAGAATACTGGTCCATGTTTTCGATTCTTTAGCACAAGCAGCACAACACGATGTTTCATTCACAAAGGGTGGAATTTCTACTGCTCTAAAAAACGGTTCATTTTACAGGAAACAATATTACTTTTCTTATACAGAAGAGCCTCCGGCACCTAAAGAAAAAATATACAAACACATATACTGTTTTGATCATGAAGGGACTCTGATAGACGTGTGTAAATCTCTGGAAGAGATTCACGAGAAGACGGGGTTTAGTGCGTCAGGAGTTCTTGCTTTGGCTATTAAACGTGGGCAACTCTATAAAGGTCAGTATTATTTCTCGTACTCGTCAACCCTTCCACTTGTTTCCACATGACATGCACGTGATGAACGCAGTCATCGGTTCATCAGCGGCGCGCGTCTGTAACAAATAGAAAGTCGTGCGCTTTGATTTACATCGCGCACAGGTGAACATTCCGGTATACTCTTCATCCTTCATCTTGGCCGCCTCCATAGCCAGGTCCTTGCTTTTGAGGTTGAAGGCCTGCTTTGCATAGGGGCCTTCGGGCCAGAGCACATCTGCTGTGTACCGCGCCAAGTTTTTGGAGTCGAGCTCCTTTCGCTGAATACGCTGCACGAGTTGGGGCACTATGCTCAAGCCCAGGGAAACCCGGCCATCAGCCACCTGGAGGTCTGCAGATACCACTGGGCCCCTTTCAAGCTCCTGTAGGAGCCCGAAGGTCTTTTGCTTGTAGCGCCACCTGAACTGCTGGTTTTCCCAAGAGGGCTCGTCCCGCAAGTCCCGAGTCACCTGGACCGCCCAGTTGTATACTGAGCGCTCGCAGTTGCGCGCAGCAGCCCCAGCACCCAGAGCGCGAGTAAAGCCGGTACGAGCGTATTCACGAAGGGCGTGCTCCATTGTTTTGGTTTAAACGTCATTCATATGTCCCGTGTCTGGCTTGTACACCTCATCTTTTTTTGGGATGTGACGTGGCACCCACCGAATCTGACGAAACACCTTTGCTTCTGGACCACACAAATGTGGATAACGTCTGGCTGTCCAAGGTGGCGTCATAAACACTGTACAAAGGTTCTTTTGGGGAATGTGAAACACGCACTCATGACACGATGGCATTCTAAGTTAAAAAAGTGCGTCGTGTTTAATACAATGTACCCAATGATCGTCTGTGAGACCAGTCGGTGTCCCGTATGGGCCTTCCGTGGGTAATGATTGTCACTGTTGCGCAGAAAGAAAACTTATTCGCAGTCTTCAGCTCCAGGCATCCCGCCAAGGCGTTGGTTCTTCTAAATTCTCATCATGGATTCATCGTAAATATGGCGATTTTGTAGTCACTCGTGTCAGGGTCGACGGGGGTCACGGAACGTCCCTTCCGTGTGTGATATGTCGCAAGGCGATGGACAGGCTGTCTATTCAGTGGAGGGCTCATGTGGGCGAGGAATGGGTCAGGAGCACTGATGAAAACGTACCAGCCTCCAGAGCCACAGCCAAACAACGGGTAAAGTTTGGATTTTTATAATTTGTAATATTAATAATGCACTTGCTTTCAGTCCTCCTTGGGCTCGTCATAGGGTGGGCAATTGTGTTCTTTATCGGGCCAAAACCCAAAGTATCATATTACGTCCAAGCACCCGTTGTGGGTCTGCCCATTTCGGAGATCGACTCGGCCATGGAGGCTGTTGGCTTGGCGTCTTCCGACTGGAAGGGCAAGGCCGAGGCGCCGAGTCCGGCTCCAGCGCCAGCTCCAATTCCAGAACCCTCCGTGGCTGACATAGCCCTCAAGGAACAAGTTCCAAGTCCCGCCGATCAAGATACACACTCCACTCCCCAAGCTTTTTCACCTGCGCCAGCTCCGGGCCCTGCACTTCAATAGACGCCCCTTTTCCAAAATCAAGCACCCACACATGAGCGTCAACTTGAAAAACTTTCGCCATGTCTCTGAGACTAATTGATTTCAAAATTTGAATTGCGTGAGCAGGGTCGTGAGCCTTGACCCGCGTTCCATTCTTGAACGTGAAGGTCACTGTCGGCTTTTCACGTGGGGTCGTACAACATGACCACCACATCATTTGACACTCTTGCGTGTAATTCCGAGGGTGCTCTCTAACTTGCTCGCGGCGCGCGCAAGGGGCTTGGACCTCTTGAGTTTCAGCGTCTCTTGTTGCCCATTCGAGTTCTCGATCGCCCTGAGGCGCGACGGGTCCTGAACTCCACTGGGCGTCACGAGACCGCGGACACTCGCCTCACTTGTTGAATTATTGAAAACTGGGTGAAGCTGTTTTTCAACCGGAAAATAGAGTTGAGGAGGTTCCACGAGGCCCCCGTACCCCCTGAACTCTTCTATAGTCATTGACCCTCCAAAACACTTGAGAAATTGGCGTTTTGGAGCCGGCCACAACGGCACAAACTTTCCAAAGGCTCTGAGCCTCATCATCGCCAAAAAGGACTGGACCTCTCCGGACTTGGCCGAGTTCGTGTCGAGCGCATAAGCCTTGGCACACTGCCACGAGCAAAAGTTCCCCATGGTCGTGAACCTGTTGAGTCTCTCGTCATATTTTATGGGCAAGTGGATGCATGGGCGCTGCGGGAGTCCATGGACGCACCACCAACACACGAGACCCTCCACGTCCTGTTCTGGCGGCGTCGTCGGTGGCGGGTCCCTCTTTTTGACTTGGACGCTTCGAGCTTCTGTTATAGCCTTTTTTTGAGCACAAATAGAAGTCATCTTGGACTTAAAAACCTAATAATCTTTAATAATAGATGCTCCTATCAATTGATTGTGGTATCAAAAATTTAGCAATGTGTTTAATTGACCCGGTCACAAAGAAGATCCATCAATGGGACGTGTCGGGTGTACCACCTATGCATGCCGACGGGATATTTCCGTGTCTGGTCCGGCACCTCAACGAAAAGCCGTGGGTCCTTGGGGCGACCACGGTCATCAT